GCATCTGCGACGACATGGCGGCGTTAAACGCTTCGCCGCCCGGGCGCAAACCTTGGTTAATCAGCTGCGTGTAAAGCTGTTGGCGCTCGCCCTGCAACTGCGGGGCAAGGCGCGACATGATCGCTTGTTGCGCCGTTGTGCCTGCTTGCACCGGAGCGGCGGCAAGCCCTGCCATATCAATCTGACCCTGCAACTGCGGGCCGCCTACAAATTGCTGCGCGTACCCGAACTGGCCTTGCTGCGGGCCTCCGGCCACTCCGCCAATGCCCGACAGATCTAGTCCGGCAAGATTTAGTCCTGATGGGCCTTGCGTTGCTAACCCAAACAACCCACCAGACGGGCCGCCTTGTGCGTAACCAAATTCACCGCCGCCAACGCCCTGCCCAACACCGCCAACGCCCGCAAGATTTAACCCTTGTAAACCCGGGGCAACGGGGCCAGCGCCTGCGGTGCCAAACGCTTGCCCCGAGGGCGCTGCTTGCGGGCTAAACGGCCCAGCATCAGCGCGGCCCAGATCGGTTGGCGCAGCGGGGCCAGCGGTCGCACGCTCTATGCCGGTCGTAAACGGCAAAATCGCGCCTTGGACGGGCAAATTTACTGATGCGCGGTCGCCCGCAGTAATTTGTCCCGGCAACCCTTCAATGTTATATCCGGCATACGGGGTATAACCTGCTGTCGGAGCGCCTGCCAACCCTTGATTGGCATAACCAATGTCGGTGTAACCCGGCGTCTCCTGCAACATCGTGTAGCGTTCAACGCCGCCCGCGTAGGGCAAGTCATAACGCAACCCGGGAATGCTGCGAGCATCAAATGCCGAGGCAATGCCGAGGTTTTGTAATCCCCCTGCCGCGCCACGCGCTGCCTGCGACATGTAAAGCTGGGCCAGCTCTTGCTCACGTAACGCGGCTTCAGCGTTCGGGTTAATCGTCTGCCGAACCGTCGGCTGCTCAATAAACGTCGTGAATTGCTCTTGGGTCGGCGCTTCACCTACATATCCATACGGATCAGCCATTTGCGCCGCACGAAACTGCTCCATCGCCTTGTTGTAGGCGTCGGTGTCTACCGTCGGCGTTTTCGTCCAACTAACAGTTTGGCTGCCCGTTGGCCCGTAAATGTTCGGGTTGGACATATACGCCGACTGCTTAGCAGCGGCCAAATTGGCCTCGCCCTGCTTAATCGCAAGGGTTGTGTAATCAGGTGCCGGTGGCGGTGCCGGTGATCTTTTGCCCATACCGAGGCTCCAAAAAACGACACCTGTCTGGTGTCTGCGTCATCAAAACAATATCCCCAGAATCATGCGCGGCGTCTTTAATCCGCGCTTCCTCCGAGAATCCCATCTTGCTGACCAATGCGAGCGCCCGGGTATGGTTGCTGCTGATTGGCCCTATGATCTTATCAACATTTGCGACGTTGTACGCATAGTCATACACCGCCGCCATATAAGCTGGGGTCACCCGCTGCCACGCAATGTGGCAAACCACGGATTTCCCGTTCCAGTTCTCGTATACCGTCCCGGCGACCAGTTCGCCGTCACGCTCCAATCCAATCGCCACCGACCGCTCGGGGTGGAACGCCCCTTCAGTCTGCGCCGTAACCCACGCCCCCACATGAGGGCCGCTGACTATATTCCAGCCCATCCGAGTTGATACACGACGTCCGTTGATGCCCATTCCAACGACACGTTTTTGCTGCTGCTATTAAAAATCACGCCGCCGCAATACCCGATGCCGCTTAACCCAACGACCGTGTTGTTGGCAATCGTGTTGCTGCCCCAAATGGCTTGATCCCATAGTCCCACATCCCATAGACCATAGTTTGTTGCCACAAACGACAGCGCACCGAGGAAATCGTCGGTTTGGAAGTCCACGGCGATACCAACGCCGATGGTCGGCTGCCCATTGCTGTACGTTGTCGTGCGTCCACGGGTGAAGTATTTGATAACGCCACGGGTGTCAAAGTAGTTGAACGCCTGCAACGCTTTGGAGTTGATGGCTTGGTTGTTGTCGTTGTACCCGGCTGACCCCGTTCCCGTTGTCCATGCCTTTGCAACGTAACCGTCGCTGCCGAAATACAACTCGTTGCCAAGCAACGCCCAACAGTTCGCATACCAGCCGGTAAAGCGACACCACGCCTTCGTGATGTTGTTCATCACAAATTGCTGCTGTGATCCGGCTGAAATTGGGATATTTACAATTAGCGCGTTGTTGAGCGGGTAATACTGCAACGCCCAGCCGTGGTTTTCTTTATACGTTCGTGCCGCCGCCGCAAACGCGCCTTGGATTTTGTCCGACAGCGCCACGTTGGGGTCAAGGCGGGACGATTGCAACGCTGAAGCCAGCGGCACAAGGCCGTCCAGCGTCAACACCAGCAGATCGCCACCGTACTTCATCAAGCAACGCCGCGAGATTGGCGCACCCACGATCCATACGCCAATCAGCGCCCACGTAGAGGCGCTGGAGGGGTCGGTGCCGCGATAAACGATGACTTCGCCCTTGTCGGTGACAAATACAAGGTTGTCGTCAACGCCATAGCCCGCGTCAATTGTCCACGTTGCCATTGCAACGAGCCTGCCGCCCAGTTTGGCAACCGAGGACAAATCAAGTGCTTGGGCTGCGCCGCCCACGGATGCTGTGGGCAAATACCACGCCTTCAACGTGTTCACTTGGATAAACCACATCCTGTTCTTAAACAGGGTGGGCTGCATCAGCGAGGTGGTCGTGACGCCTGTAATCGCAGGCGAGGAGGCACCGTCAATCGGTGTCCAATTGGTGCCATCAAACAGCAACGGTTTGTCAGCGCCGTTTGCGGCGTACAAATAGCCGCCCGCAGAGGTCGTAATGTTCGCGGCTTCCCAACGGCTGTTAGACAGCCCTGTGACTTTAGCCGCGCCGACGGTCCCGGCTGTTGTAACGTCGTAGATGTTGCCGCCAACGACCGCAAAGAGCTTATCTGTCGCTCCTGCGCTGTACTCCATCAGCGTTTCTATCTGCCCCGTCATGCCGATGGCGTGTTTGTCGTAGCCGCCCCGCAGCGTCACGCTGGAAACGCCGGGGAATAGGTTGTCCAGCGTTACGGCATCCGTCGGAGCCATGTTGGCAAGCGCATCGCGGGCGTTCCAACCGCCCACGGGGGCGGGGAGCGAGGCCACATTGGCCTGCGTGCGCTGAATGAGCCGACTGCGACGAACGGGCGAGGCCATTACTGGCTGTCCGTACCGTAACCGCTGTCAGGGATGTTGTCGTAGCCGATCAACACCGTACCCGGGCGCGGCGCAAACGACAGGTTGGCGGCTGCCGTGTCCTGCGCGATGGCCGTTTCCAATTCCATCAAGTAATCGCGGTATATCGCGGTCGTGTCAAAGCCCTTCGCCTCAAAATACTTGAGCTTTGTGCCAAGCACGATGACGCGATCTGGATAAATGCAGCGGTCATCATCAGCCGTCATGCTCGTTTTTGCGAGTCCCGACGCACTCTCTACCCATGCGTTGCTGCGGTACTCAAACCCCAGCAATTCATCGGCGTTCATTCCCGGCCAAATCTGGAAGTATTTGCCGAGCAGACGCCACCGGATGCGCGGGCCGGTGCTGATGTAGCCCGAGAGCAGCCATTCCCATTGCTGCGCTGATTCGGGGCCGAGCATTTCCCACCGCTTGCTCTTGTCCCAATGCGTGCGGTTGACCGTGCTGTTGTAATCCGATGGCAGGTCGTACTTGACCTTCTGGAATATCAGCTGGCCTCCGATCTGCGCCTCAGTTGGGGCGTAGTTGATCGTCACCGAGTTGGCGCTGGTTACGCCCGTCACATAGGTGGCGTTCGGGATGCCAACGCCCTGCACCTGATACGACGTAGACAGCCCTGCGGTGGAGGGGATACCGGTGATCGTGTAGCTGTTCGTCGTCCACGTTCCGGTTGTGGACGTTGCCTCGGTGTAAAACGTGTGTTGTTTTGTCAGCTCTCGCCAATCAGCACGACGCAGCATTTCGTACCCGACGGCGTTCATCAGCGCCAACAACTGCACGGTTTCCTGACTGGTGTTACCCGAAACCGTGCTGGGGGTCGGTATGCCTAGCTCATTCGTACATTGCTGAATGAGCTGAATCATCGTGCTGCCCATACTACAACTCCGTTAATTTTGGAGGTCGTCCCCGACGCTTGGGGGCATCTGCCGTAAGCGCCGCCAGTCGCGCTTCCATTTCTGCCAACTGGCGCTTGGTATCGGCCAGTTCGGCGTTGGATTCGGTGCGGTTCTTGCGGTTAAGGTACTGGCGGGCCTTTTCACGTAGGCCAACCGCGCCCATGCCGACGCGCTGCAACTGCCCATCAGAGGCCAGCGCCAACTGCTCTACCGTCACAAACTTGAGGATGTTTAGTTCCGCAATCTGATCCTTGTTAATTTCCTCGGGGTAGTCACGGTGCCATTGCGACAGCGGGGTGCCAATCTGCTGCGCGGCGTCCTCATTCTGCTGCATTTGAAAATACAGCCATTGCCGAGGAAACCGCTGCTTGTGGTCGTCCCGCGCCGGTTGCTCAATGATGTTGGTTTTGTCACCCGGGGCCATGATGCGCACGTAGGCTTTGCCTTTCCGTGGGCCATCTTCTCGGGTGTAGAACTCAACATGCAGCTGGGCGTCGGCGTTGTTTACATCGCTGTCTAACATTGTCCGTTTCTCCTGTGGGGATTACAGGTTGTTGACCTGTGTTACGGTGCAGATAACCGAGGGAATTGCGGGATAAACGCTTGTGGCGCTTGCCGCGAGTAAAACTACGTCTGCGTCATCACTTTCCCACATCAATTCTACATAATTGGTGGGTTCTAGTTGAATGATAAAATTCCACGCCGCCACTAACTCTGCTGCGGTGCCTTGGATAACAACGCGGCTCGCCGTGTTTGGCACGTTGGTGCCGTTTTTGCGCAGCCAAATGTGGACAACTGCCGCTGCGCCAGAGGTTTTATCCAATTGCGCGGAAAATTGGACGTTGTAGACGCCTTGATTGTCCACAACGATGCGCGAGGTGGGCGAGCCAATGCTGATGCCGTTTGCCGCGTCAGTCGTGTTGAACGTCATCGCTATTGCTTCGCCAACAGAGGTCACAGCTTGTAACGTGGTGTCCGAAAACGCACCGTAGTGCAGGATCGGCACTTCGCCATTAAACCCTTGCAGTTCTTCCCATGCGCTATTGCTCACAGCAAAAAATGCCGCGCCGCATACTTTGTTAATTACTGCTGATGTCGTGGCGTTGATTGTGGAAGTCGCCTCATAGGGGTACACCGTCAACGCGTTTGCGCCCGAGTTCGTTACCCATATCAACTCGCCCATTTCGGTCGGGGGCAACTTTACGCCAGCGCCTGATCCTACGGTCGTGACGTTGTTGTATACAAACGTCAGTTGCGTGGCGCTCCCTGCTGACGTACCGGCTGCCGTCACCGCGGCATTGCCGTCGCCGCAAATAGATACGGTGGACAGGCTGTTAACGCCCGATCCAAGAACTCTGCTCGGGATTGCCATTACGCGGCCTTGCGCTGATCGCGCACGCGCATGATTTCGGCAATCAGTCCCGGGCCTTTTACCTCCACTTGCAGATCGCCCATCACATCAAAGAGCTTCTGGAATTCGTTTGCTTGCTGGGCCATTGCCATGTTGCAGCTGAACTTCTTGCCCGACGGGCCGCCGACAAACACATCAATGGCAGGGCCGGTGACATCGCCCGTGAACCGTTTAACGCCATCAGCGCGGTTACAGGAGTCATAGCCGTACATCGTGAACTTGCGGAACCCGAGAAGGTAACCGATGTTGACCGCTCGCAAGCCAGAGGTTGTGCCGCCGCCTACAGCCAGTTTGCCGGGGCCAATAGCTTCCATCTCTGGGCCTTCTGCCCATGAGTGCCACAGCAACACCTTGCGACCCTTGAGGTAATCAAACGTGGACGGTGGGCAGCGCGAGGCTGGCATATACACCGTGTAGTCGTTAAGCCGCTGTATACCGTTTGTGCGGTCACGCGGGTCAAGGTTGACCCACATATCGGGGTTAACGCCGTTTTCCACTAAAAAATCGTGTGCGGCCTTTACAGCCACAATGGGGCGACCGGCTCGGCGGTGCGCCTTAATCTCGTCAATGTAGTCGGGCATAGACCACCCGCTCGCCACCAATACGATGTGACCATCGTGCTTGATGGGAGCGAGGGTCAGTTCTGGCAGACCACGGGACAGCGCAGACCGGATGTTGGAGCAAAGCTCCTCTGCCGTACCTGCCGCCTGTACCGTGATCTCCAGAGGCTTCATTAGAAGCCCACAACGCCCGTTGCAACGTGCGGGTAGCCCGCAACGCAGGTCAACGCGGTGGCACCAGAGGCCGTGGTCAGGGCAACGATGCCCTCAACCAGACCGCCAGTCACCGTGGCGTCGTCAAGCGTTCCCGCGGTGGCCGTCGTAAAGAGCGGAACCGCCGGGAGGCATGACGCAGCGAGGTTAACAACCGGCTTGCCGCCCAGCTGCACCCAGCCATACGAGGCCGAGGCAATGGACGCCTGAGCAAAGCCAACGGCCTTGCTGTTTGCTGAGTTGGTCGTGGTGAGCGGCACCACAGTGTTGTCGCCCTTCACCGAAACCGCCATGTAGGTGCTGACGGTAGAAGCCGCCTGCACATAAATGGCCTGACCGCCATCGTCAAGGTTGACGGTGGTGCCAACCTTAAACATCGGGCTGGTGTCGGTGTAACCAAGGGACACGCCAATCAGATTTGAAGTAGAAACAGCCATTGTCGTGTACTCCTTTAGTCAATCAACACGCCTTGGAACTGGCTGCCCGAGCAGGTCAAGTTACCTGCCCAGCCAATCAGTTTCACAATGGCGTCTTGGTTAACGGCCTGTCGCTCGCCGCCAATCGGCACAAAGTTACGATCCTTGTGCGGGCGGAAGTGCAGGTACTTGGTGTTGAGGAACCACATGTGGTTCGCGTTGCCCGAACCGCTGTTGTAGGTGGACGAGCCGATACCACCGTCCAGCACAACGTCGGAGGCCATGCCCGCGCCGTAATACTTGAGGGAGGCAAAGCCCGCGCCAGCCATGCTGGAACCGCTGTCCGTCACGCGCTGAATGTTCTGAAGCGACTGCAAGTAATAACGGTAGAAGTTATTGTCTGCAACGATCAGATCAGGCTTGTCGGTGCCACGGATCAACTGCACAGCGAGGGCGTCCATATACCCCTGAATGGTGGTGGACGAGACAACGCCCGTACCGCTCACCGAGGCATCAAACACCTTGGACTGCCAGAACGACCACACGGCGCGGTTGATGCCGCCGTAGGTTCCCGTGGTCGGGTCATCCGGCACAGCCGCAGCAAGGCCCGTGAGGTTCTTGCCCGCGTTGCCGGTGCCATCACCGTACAGGTCACCGCTGATGCGGTTAGCCAGCTGCGCTTCGGCAACCGACATGCGACCGTCAAGAAGGTCAATGATGGCCTCCTTGCCCGAGTTCTGGATCATCTCCAGACCCGAGATCGTCACCGCACTCGCGTACTGCGTGATGGAGAACTGCGCCGAACTGATCGGGCTGTTCTGACCCACGTTCAGCACTTCGTAACCGGAGTAGCTGTTCGTGTTGTTCGTGGTCGGATCGGTGTACATGATTTCCTGCAAAATCACGTTACCGCCCGAGAACGTCTTGACGTTCCCACGCTCCTTGAGACGACGCAACAACGCGTTGTTGTTGGTCACGTTATCAGCAAGCTCACCGCTACGGCTCTGAATCGTAGTAGCGATGATGTCGCTGATACTAGAGTTGGCAAATGCCATTTGAAGTCTCCTATATCAGTTAATTACAAACGCGATTCCAGATCGGCAAACTGCTCTTCCAAAATCGCACGACGGTCGCCGCCTTTGGGAGCCGTGTTTACGCCGGGTGTGGCGCTTCTGACACTCACCGCTGCTGCTCTGGCTGCTTTCGCAACCTTGTTGGCCTCTCTGGCCTGTTTGTTGGCGATCTCGGCCTGTTGGGCCTTGTTCACCTGCTCAAAAAGATCAGGGTTCAATCTAATGGCCTTTTCGTAGGCTTCGTCCAGCGTTTCGGCCATGCCACTCTGTAGGAGTTGAATCATGGTCGCTCTGGCGTCCTCAAAATGTTCAGCTTTCGCGCTGAACTGATTGATCTCGTTGAGAAGCGTCTGATTTTCACGCATCTCCTGCTGCTGTTTCCAGCCCATCACCTCGCCGCGCACGTTGTTCAGCTCGTTTTGAAGCTGATACACCATCGGGTCAACGCTGCCCTGCGGCACCGCACCCTGCGGCGCTGCGCCCTGCTGTACGGCACCCAAGTTGATGCCGTAGGACTGCGCAAGCTGGTAAAAATAAGCCATTTTCGTCTGCGGGTCGCTGTTACGCAGCTTGTGGTCAGCTTCCATTAGCGCCGCCACGGCTTTCTCGGGCTGCAATCCCAGCCCTTGAATCGTGTTCATGTACGGCTGGATGGCTTCCTGCATCGCATCGGCAAACTGCGCCTTGGAGAGCAGCGGTTCCACGCCCGCACGCATCTGCTCCTCACGCTGCCATGCGTATTCCTGCATCTTTGGGTCGGCTTTTTGCCAAACCTCATGGAAATCCTTTTTCCACGACGCGGGTGGACGCTTCCATACCGGCGGTTCGGCGTCCGCCTCGGGTTCTCGCTCGGGCTGGGTTTGGCGAGGGGCAAAACGGCCCTTTTCGTCGCGCTGCCCAATGGTTTCTACGGGTTCGCCCTTCTCAATGGCCTCAAAACCCTGCTCCAACATCGCTCGCCGGGAATCTTCCGCCTGTGGGGCTTCCGCATTCTGGTTTTCAACGTCCACGATTAGCCTCTCCTGTGGGGATTGGTGAAGTTCAACTCTTGCCGCAGCTGCCGGATCACCCGGTCAGCTTGATCGTTCGTCATGCGCTGGTTTACTTCCCACTTCAAACGCTCAAGGCGGCTGTTATCCACCTTGGGTTTTGGCAAATGCCGCGCGGGATCGTCGTTGCCAACCTCAACGCAGCCGTTTGCCTTAAGGTGCCGACGGTGCTGTGAGCGCGAGGTAACCATGCGACCGTCAATCATGCTCTTGTAGGGCTGAATGTCGGGCTGAACGTAGTGATACCGGCCCTGCGCATCCTTTTTGCGCTCCACAAACTCGCCGTCTAATAAAACATACGTGCGTTTCATTGATTAAGCGGGGGCGTTGGTAAAGTTTTATTCATCTGCGCGATGATGAGCCGCGTCTGCGCGTCCATGTCGGCCTTGTACTTGGCCGCTTCCTGCTGGCTTTGCAGCTTCATGGCTTCCAACTGCGCTTCAAACTGTTGCTTTTGCTGCTCCATTTGCAGCTTCGTCTGGTTTTTCAGCTGCTCCACCTGCATCTGCTGTTGCAGTTTTGCCTGCTGTAGCGCCGCTTCCATTTGCATACGGCCCTGCTCTAGCTGACCCTTCTGCTGCAACTCGGCCTGCTTGCCCTGCTGCTCGCCATCGGGTTGCTGCTGTTGCGCGGCCTGCTGAAGCTGCTGCAACGTAGCGTCAATCTGACCCTCAATCGGGCGTGCGGCCTTAAACGCCTGCATGCCAAAGCGCAGCAACTCCATCATCATCGGCACCATCTGCGGGGAGGCTTGGCCGACGGGCAACGCTTGCGCGAGGAACCCACCAAACGCCTGCAAGAACTGCATCCGATCCTGCTTGTTCTGGTTCTCATCTAGCATCACAAGGCTGTCAGCAGCAATGTCTACGCGGAAATTGCGCAGCGGCTTGTTACGCAACAGTTCTATAGCCTGCGGGATCAACTGCTGATCCGCTGGCGTCATCTGTCCTGCGGCGGCGTAAGCAAGGATCGTCTCGGGCTGGAAGTGCAGGCACATCACCTGCGATTTGAGCTTGATGATTTCGGAGGCGTAAAGCGCAACGTCCTCCTGCATGGAGCGCAGTCTTAATCCCGCGTACTGGCCTTTGATTTGCTGCGCGGTCGCGGTTTCGCTGGCGAACGAGGTGCCTCGGATGATGTCCGAGATGCCCGTGATTTCGTAGATTTGGCTCTTGATGTCCTCTCTAGCTCTATAGCAGTTAAGTAGCGCATTTGCGAGCGTGTCAAGCGGGAGGAGGTCAATGCTTCCTTTAAGGCCGCCCTTTTCGCTGAAAGCCATCCACTTATCAACTGGAATAAGCGCATTGTTGTCGCCCTCCGTGAGAAGCCGTTGCAGCGCAGGCTGGCTGGCGTCGTACACGCCACGCACACGCAGCGCCTTCACCAACCCGTCAATGCGGTCGGAGAGGATGTCCAACTCCATCGCCTGATCTTGGTACAGCACGAAATCGGGAACGGGTACGAGCGTGTCGCTGGTCGTGGTCGCGTAAAGCGGCTTCGGGCAGGGAAAGAATGCCTCAAGGCCGAGCGGGTCATCGCGCACATCAATCATCTGCGGCATGCCCTTGCAGAACCAATAGACCTTCTGCGTCTCCTTGTCCCACAGCTCGCAAATCTTGGCGCGGTTGTACGTGCGTTTGCTCTCGTTGTACGCGTTGAGCGGCTCTGGCCCTTGGTCTAGCGGGATGCGGCGTGCCATTTCATCGCCAAACCGCTCCACAAGCGCCTCACGGGTCATGTAGACCCAGCGCCACACCTGCCCCACTTCTTCCCATGTGCGGGCCTGTGAGTGACCGAAATCGCGCCAATGCACGTAATCCACGACGGCGCACTCGTACTCAATCTGCTCCATCGGTTCGGACATTTCGCCCTGTTCAACCGTGGAGGT